GGCCCCTGTGCAGGTCGCGCTGCGCGGGGCATCAAGCGGCGGCGCGTCGGGATCCGAGGCCTTGCCCCAGGCGGGCACTCAAACAAGCCGCGGCGCCACGTCAGGAGGCGCATCTGGGTCTGAGGCTATGGCGGTCCGTGTGCAGACGCGCAGCGCCTCCAGCGGCGGGGTCTCTGGCACCGGGGCCATGGCCGTGCATGTCAGCGTCAAGGCGGCGGCGTCAGGAGGGCTGTCAGGGGCAGAGGCCATACCCGCCGCAGTCACACTGCGCGCGGCCAACGCTGGCGGTGTGTCCGGCCTCACAGCCGAACCCACGCTGATCGCGGCCCGGTCTGCGGTCTCGGGAGGCACATCCGGGTCAGAGGCCGCACCCGCTGACACAAGCCGGGTGGTGGATTTCAGGGCAACGGCGCTCTGGGATGAACCACGCTTTACCGCTCTTTGGGATGAGCCACGTTTTGTGGCCGAATGGAGAGACTGATGGACGAGATGAAGACCTTCGAGAAAAACACCTATTCCGCCGTCATCACCTTTCTCAGGAAGGACAGCACCGCGCCCGATCTCAGCGGGGCCGCTGTAGAGGCATGGGCGCTCGGCGCTGGCCCCACCATCCCCTTGGGGGTGAGTGTCCTGGACGGCATGGCCGGCGTGGTGCGCGTGTTCTGGCCTGCGGAGACATTTGCGGCGGGGCTCTACGAGGTCCAGCTGCGCGCCTCGAAAGGCGGCAAGACGGAAACCTATGCGGCGCGCCTGACAGTCGCCCGGTCGATCTGAAGACATCCCCCAATGTGTGGGGATTACCCGGTGGCCGTGAGCGGCCGCCCTACAGGAGGCCCCGAGCGTGCTGGAGGGCACGCCCGGGCACGCGGGGCCAGTCACCAAACATACCCCCGCCGACCAGAAACACCTCATGGCCGCTCCCTGCCCCAAGGGGGCGGCGGGACTATGAGGCGATTCGATTTGGAAGGTCTAGAACTGCGTTGCTGCGCATGCAGCCGTTTGCTATTTAAATATCAGAGAGGGGCGCAAATATCCGGCGTCTCGATCAAATGCCCGCGCTGCCGGGCGATGAATATCCTGAGGCCAAGAGCCCTTCCCCAAACGCGCGATGCGCAGAGAGAAGGAGCCAAACTTGACCAGATCGACCACACTCCCGAAACCTGAGCTGCCGCCCGGTGCGCCGGGCCTGCCCAAAGGCGTCCGCTACCGGCGGCAATATGGCGTCATCGTCCTCCTCGAGGACGAGGTGGCTCAAATCAACGCCTTCGGCCGGTTGCGCCGCCAAGGCTTCAAATGCCGCGTGGTGGTCACATGAAGCTCGCCATCCACCACGCCAGCCCCATCCCGGATACCTACCGCGCCGCCCGGGTCTCCAGCCTCTTCAACGTCGAGGGCGACGCGGATTTCCGCATCGAGGTCGAGGCCGATCTGGCAGCACAGCCCTGGCAGATAGGCCTCATCGTCGGCCCCTCTGGCAGCGGGAAATCCTCGCTCGCCCGCGAAGCCTTCGGAGCGGAGCTTGACCCGCGCCCGTGGCCCGAGGGCGCGCTGATCGACGCGATTGACCCCGAGGGCGAATTCGACGCCGTCGCGGCCGCCCTCTCCGCCGTGGGCCTCGGCACGGTGCCCAGCTGGCTGCGCCCCTATCCCCACCTCTCCACCGGCGAGCAGTTCCGGGCCGAGCTCGCGCGCATTCTGGCCGAGCGGCCGAGCTTTGCCATTCTCGACGAGTTCACCTCGACCATTGACCGGCGCGTGGCCCAGATCGGGGCGGCAGCCTTTGCCAAGGCATGGCGGCGGGGCTCTGGCCAGTTCGTCGCCGTCACCTGTCACGAGGACGTCGTGTCCTGGTTGCAGCCCGATTGGGTGATCGACACCCGCCGGGCCGAGTTTCGCTGGAGGCGTCTTCGACGGGCACCCCGCATTGCCATGGACATTCACCAGACAGACGGCTCCTTCTGGCCCGCCTTTGAGCCGCATCACTACCTGAAGCTGCCCCGCATGATCGCGGCCAATTACTACGTGGGCTTCGTCGACGGCGCACCGGTGGCGCATCTGGCCGTCTCGACCCGGCCGGGGCTGGTCGAAGGCCGCGCCTGCCGCCTTGTCGTCATGCCTGAGTGGCAGGGCGCGGGGCTGGGGCTGCGCTTTCTCAACGAGGTTTGCGCGCTCTGGCGGCGCGGCGTGAACCGCTACGACAAACCGATGCCGATGCTGTTTCACACCTCGCATCCCGGCCTCGCCGCCGCCCTGCGCCGCGATCCCCTCTGGGCACAGGTTTCGGCCATCCTCTATGCCGAGGCCAAGGAACGCAGCATGAAGACCCTCGCCGCCGCCCGGGCACGCAAAGGCCTCAAACCCGCCGGGAGCGGCTACGGCGGGCATTTCCGCGCGGTGCAGGGCTTTCGGTATGTCGAGTGAGGGGGGTGTTAAAGGGGCGTTGAAACAGCCCCTCATGTTCCTTCCCAATGATCGGTGTCAGGCGGTAGCCGATCGAGATCAAACTCCCAGCTAGCCGACGCAGCACGAGCAGGAAGGGCGGAAAGCGGAAGTTCGCTATGGGTGCGAGGCCTGAAAACCATAGTTTCTAGGCGGATATTCATTTGGCCAATCTCTTATGCCTTCGTGTTGGGCCAGCGATTGGCCCTCGACTTGGACTTGATGAGCAATCAGTCGCGACGTTTTTCTGATGTGCAACGGTCAAATTTGGTTTAGGGTCCCCCGAAAAGGCAGCGGCGAATTCGACCAATGTACACAGATAGAACTCGCGACCACCACAAGGATGCGGCGATTGCTCGCCTTTTTTCGGCCGGCGTTGTTAGAGAACTTGCTGAAAAAGGCAGCTCTGCCAAGTTTAGCTCGTTGGTAAATCAAGCTGAACTATTCGAACTTCAAGAAGTTCGCACCGTCGGTGACGCGTTTGACTTTGGCTTCGCTCAATTACGCCGAAGTGGCCTCCGAAATGAATACATTTATCAGTCGGCTATAGTTCAAAACGTGCTCTTAGGTAAACATTCCCTGAAAACAGCCAGTATGGTGAGAGAGTTTCGAACTGGAGCTAGCAGAGCGGATGTTGTCATATTGAACGGCACATCTACAGTCTATGAGGTTAAATCCGAACGTGACAGTCTCCAGAGACTTGAGAAACAACTAGAAGACTACGCCGATATATTTGCTCGTACGTATGTAATTGCTTCAGAACGTCACATCAACGCGATAAAAGAGCTCGCGCCGCTTCACGTAGGCGTTATGTATCTGAAAAGATGGAATAGCATAAGCACAGTTAGAGAAGCCGTCGATCGGCCAGACGAAGTTAAACCACTCAGCATTCTGGGGGCTCTTCGAAGAACTGAGGCAATTCGTATTCTCAAACACATAGGCAAGCCTGTACCTTCCGTGCCAAACACTCAGATGTTTAGCGCGCTTTCAGAACTCTACGAACGCCTTGATCCAAGAGAAGTCCATGACGCAATGGTTCAGGTGCTCAGGCAGAGCCGAACACAACATTCTTTCCAGAGACTCGTCGAAGATCTACCTTTATCGTTGCATGCCGCCGCATTGATGTACAACTTAAGGCTAAGTGACGGGGCAAAACTGGTGCAAGCCATTAAAACTCCAATCGAACAATCAATATTTTGGAGTTAGGATGTTAAATGTACTTTCCATACTTTCGCGGTAAGCAATTTGAGCTCATCACTATTCGAGATACCGCAGAATTGCTGGCGAAGGCTGGTTTCATACCCATAATTGAACCCGTAAAAGAAGCACTGAAGGGGTTGACCCGTGCGCTTGACGCGGTTTGTGAAAGCGGTGGGCATGCGATCGTAATAGTGAATCCTCAACATGGAAGCTTAGCTGGAAATGGAGCCGCAATATCGACTTTTCTCAAGGAAGGCTATCTTGAGACCGACAACGTAAGCGCTGGCATCTTATTGACGGATACGATGACGGTAATAGATGCCATGACGCTTTTTGAAGCTCATACAAATCATAGGCCGTATTTTATTCACTCGGGCTTTCTGCAGGAAAACGGCCTCGCAGAAAAACTTGGGGACGAGCTCAGTCATACACGACATGTCTTCATCGAACAGGCTAGCCCTGTATTATACCGAAAGAAGTTCAGCAGTGCTTCTCGAGTGCTGCTTCGGGATGGATTCAACAAACAGCGGAATGCTAGTTATCCTGCTGTTGAGCTTTTTTCAGATTTGCATGTAACATTTAATTCCGAGTTGGGTTTGAATGGTTTTGGAGACTTCCTAACTGTCGGGGATGACTATAGTGAGACAGGTGGACCTGCTTATGCCGTCGCCATTCACATGACGTTCATTGATCCAGACAAAGACGATCAGATGTACGTGCGCCATTTTGTGTCAGATTCAAATAGCACTCCAACGGATCCTGCTGGAAAGTTCGCAGAAGCGCTCTCTAAGCTGGTCACGAAGTTCAATCACGGAACATCAAACCTGTTTCATGGTAAGGCTTTATCTGAGTTCCTAGAGTTGCATGCAAAACAACACTTTCCAGGGCTGGGTCAGGTTAAAAAACTTTCGATGATCCATCACATTGAGACACTGGCAGACTATTTTTCTGAGGCGAATTGATGCCAAATAAATGCTGCCCAAACTGTTTTGGGGACCGTGGACTCGAAAAACACCTGTTTCAATTTCTGGCTACAGAATTGGCGAAAGGGGATTGTAATTATTGCGGAGACCCTTCGGACAAACTTGTTGAACCGTCGGAGCTTTCTGATGTTTTTGAGCTGCTAGTCGAATCTTATGAAGAAGCTGAAGGCGGTGTAAGTCTTGTGGCAAACTTCAAAAAGGACTGGGGGCTTTTCTCTCATGCCAAAATGGACGAAGCACACGCCAAAGAACTACTTTCCGATATTTTAGATGATGGAGAGATCGTTCGAAAGTCGTTTAGACCCTTGACCGCGCCGGATGACTCTAAGGTCGGTGATTGGCTTGAACTTCGTCAAGAACTTCGCTTCAAGAATAGGTATTTTCTAGACGAAAAAATTAAGGAAGAACGGTTGAAGCTTTTGCTCGAGTTCTTGCTTTCAGCACCGCTAGAAAAGATCTGGTTTCGAGCCAGGATCTCGCCTGATAATCAGCCTTTCGATGCCCAATCGATGGGAGCGCCACCAAAAGGTTCCGCTTCCCACGGAAGAGCCAACCCCGCAGGCATTCCGTATCTCTATCTTGCATCTGATGAGAACACAGCGATTTCGGAAATACGCCCTCATACGGGTGAATTCGCGACCGTTGCAGAATTTGAGCTGCGTGAAGGACTTACAATCGTCGATTTACGATCACCTAAGACACTCGTCTCTCCTTTTATCTGTGGATCTTCCGATGAGATTGTTCAGCTTAGGGCAGACTTGCCGTTCCTAGAAAGTCTGGGCCACGAACTCACTCGTCCGGTGCTGCCCCGCAGCGCCGCAACTGACTACGTTCCAAGTCAATATCTCTGCGAGTTTATAAAGAAAAAAGGATTTGACGGTGTACTTTATACGAGTTCTGTGGGGACGGGAAAGAACTTGGCCCTCTTCGATACCGAAGCGGCAAATTGCATACGAGTATCCGTTTTTAGTGTCGCTAGCGTTGCAGTCACCGCTCATGAGTTTCGCACACAGGTTCGCCCGTTGGAGCGCGTTGAAAATTAGAAATAGATCTGGGGCGCGATAGGCTCGGTTTTACACTCTCGGCGAATGTCCGGTGTGACGTTCCGGGTCGCAGCATCTGGGTTGATCGACGAACGGTCGCTTTGGGCCGGACGTCACAGTCACCAATTTCTAAAAACCCCGTTGCTGTAAACTTCACTGTAATTCACTGCAAACTTCGCTGTCACGCTACAACAGTTGTAGGGTTACACTCTAGTTTACAGTCATGCCGGAAGACCCAGAATGAGGCGGGATGAAGCCGGATAGGTCAATGAAATAAGGCATATTTCTGCGCGGACGCGGGGCTGCGGTTGGCATGGGTGAAGTTTGCAGTAAAGTGCGAGAAGCGGGCGAAAACGGCGATGTTGGCGTTTTCGGGGCCACTGCGAACTGCGAAGCGCAAAATGTGCGAAACCCTATTGAAATATGGTTCAAACGGCTCTGAGAGGGGTGTTTAAGGGGGCATTTAACGGCCCCCGGCACGTCCGGAACTGGGACCAAGTCCGCCCAGTTCTAATTTGCCGTCCCACTTCCATGTTTCCGCTAATGAAATCAAATACATAGAGATTTCTGAAGTAGGATAAACGGAGAATAGAAGTGGGACGGTTTTTCTAGGCCTAAGGAACGCTAAAAGGTAGGTTCTTCAACGCGCATGAAGCTCACCGCGTTCACACGACCCGGCCCAGTCTGACGCAAATCCGTCGATCACTTCACGATAGACATCAGTTGGCATCGTGCCTCCCTTAACCATTATGGGGCGGCCATAGGCATCGCGGATAATCCGTTCATAAACTGAACGCTGCGACGCAGTACGAAAAACACTTGGGCTGGTGTATTCTTGTAAAGTCTCTTCGAGAGACACCAGCCCGTACTGGCTACTACCGATTGCAACGCGGGCCACGAGAAATACAAGTTGGCAGTCGCCCTCATAGTCTTGATGGCTAACTTGCGCCGACGCAGAGTACGGGGCGGCGGCCACAAACATCGCCGTAAGAGCGGCACGGCATAGAAGCGTTCGCACGTTGAAACCTCCAAGTTTATCGTTGTGGCCTACCACGCATGTGCCGGTCAGGCAATGTCGCCCAGGATACGACTTAGGGATCAACGGAATTGTGCAGGCGGGTTTTAAGCAGTTGCCGGATGTCCGGCAGCAGAGCCTCTAGCTCGTCGCCGTCCTCGGGATTTTCCATGCGCGAGAGCAGCTCGTTGTAGAACCATACGCCTTCCTTAAAATGCGTATCGCTAGGAAGGTCGAGGCCGAGATCGGCGTAGACCTTGCGGACTTCCGTTCCGCAGATCATCAGGATCATCGGATCGAGGCGCGCGCGCGTTGGCGGTGGCGGTTCGGCGGCGACGGGGTCGCCTTCGCCATAGAGAATGTAATCGGCTCGCAGGCCAAAGCGCCCTTGCAGCCGGATCAGGAAGTTGCGCGACGGTTCGCTCCGTCCGGCTTCGATATCACCAATATATCCTTGGCTCACCTCCATCGTAGAACCAAGGGCGCGTTGGGACAGCCCCTGCTTCTTTCTCCAGAGCGCAAGCCTTTTACCGGGATCCGCTGACATTCTGATAAAACCTATTGACATGAACGTATTTCACGTTCAAAACTAAGCTTGAACGTGAAATACGGTCATTTTGTGACCTACTAGGGAAAAAGCATATGACAGAAAAAGTCACAACAATCCAGCCGGGACCCGTCTTCTATGACGTGTTCCTAGGGTATCTGCGGGTGATCGGCACCAACCTGAAGGATTGGTGCGTGCCGCATGGGGTGACGCCGACCAATGCCAAGAGCGCTGCCACCGGCGGATGGAACGGGACCAAGGCCCGCGCCCTGCGCCAAAAGATGCTTGACGAGGTGGGCGAGGAGACCTTTGCGCGGCTCTATGCCGACCGCATGCGGCGGGAGGACGCCGCATGAGCGGTATCAAGCTAGGCCGTGGCATGCGTGGGCGACTACGCGAAGTGCGCGACCCCGAACGCAACCTTCCTCCGGGCAGCGGCCTTGCTATCGCTATGATGCTCGCGTTCGTCTTCTGGGCCGTGGTCGCTTTCGGCCTGTCCTATGGGGTGCTGAGCCGAGACGCCGCCCCTGAAACACCCCCTTCAACACAGGATTAATGCGATGCGGATTTCCGATCTGATCCCCGACGCGGGCCAGTTGCAGGCCGAGATCGCGGCCATCCCGCAAGTGCAGCGTGTGGCGCTGGCCTTGCAGCTGGTACGCGACATCGACGAGCCCTGCTGTGCGCTGCCGTTGATGCGCCTGAGCCGCTTGGCAGAGGATCATCACCTGTCGATCCGCAAGGAAGCGTTCATGCGGGAAAATGACCTGCGGAGGGTGCATCGTTGAAACCCCTGTTCAAACCCGTTTCCAAGATCCGCGCGCGTGCTGGCCTGTGCGCTGCGCGGTACCTGCGCCCCGGCTGTGCCCAGTCTGCTTGCTCCGGCCGGGGTGCTTTTTCTGTCATCGGCGATGTGGTGGGAGTGCTGGCGCTGTTCGTCCTGCTCTTCGGCGTCGCGTGCTTTGGAGGGTGATCGCATGAGCCTGCATGTTCAAAAAACGGGCCGCGGCTACGCCGTTTTCGACGGCAAGGAGCGCGTGTCCGGCACGTTCAGCAACCGCGATATCGCCCTGCGCGCCCAAGACCGGATGGACGTCGAGGCGGTTAAGTCACAGCACGCCCGCAACCGTCCTTGCCTCACCTGCGGCACCGAGTTCTGGTCGACGGGGCTGGGGCACCGCATGTGTGGCAACTGCCGTTCCGGTTGCGCCGGGCTCGATGCTCAGATGCTGGGCTGCTGATGCACCACGCGCCGCTCACCTCGCCCCGCCTGCAACGGGTTCTGGCCGTCCTCAAGGACGGTCGCCCGCATACCACGCGCGAGATCGTGCGCCGGGCGCATGTGGTGGCGGTGAACAGTTGCATTTCTGAACTGCGCGCGAACGGGGCGGAAATCCTCTGCACCCGCGAACGGAAAGGCGACCGGCTGATCTGCCGGTACACAATGACGAAGGCCCCAGAATGACCAAAACAGACAAATTGCACAAATTTGACAATCTCGCTCAGCTTGCCTTGGAAAAGGCCAATGCGATCAGGTTCGTTGCGCGCCAGCTGGCGAACGGGGACCCCTTGTACATGGCCCTCCCAGACGTGCCGGTTTTCCTGATCAAGAGCGATATCGAAGCGCTTAAGGGGATACTAGAGGCCCTCGAAAAGGCGCTCGACAATGAGTGAAATGCGCCTGATCGAGACACGGGAGATGGCTGTTGCTGAAATCGTCATAGAGGACCGGCTGCGTCCTGTAGACGAGGTTGGTATCTCGGCCATCCTCATGACAATCGACGAAGGTGGCTCTACCACCGATCCGATTGATGTGCGCCGCGTACGACGCAAAGGCACCGTAGTCTATCGCCTTATTGACGGCGCGCATCGGATTGAGGTCGCAAAGCGGCTCGGGAACGTCACGATCCTTGCGTCTGTCTACGACGGGACGGACGCCGATGCCCGCCTTATGGAGATCGAGCGCAATCTGGCCCGTGCTGAGATGAAGCCGATAGATCGCGCGGTCTTTCTGCTGGAGTACAAAGAGGCGTACGAAAAGAAGCACCCCGAAGCCCGCGCGGCGATTGGTGAGGCTCTTGTTGCCAAGCGGTGGGATACGACGGGCACGATGCCCGTCGTATCTTTCGCCGTGAAAGTCGGGCAAATGACGGGACAGGATGAGAGCACGGTTCGGCGTCAGATCAGGGCTGTGAAGGCTCTGGAGGCGGATGAAGTTCGTGCAATCCAGTTGGCACCCCAATACCTCGGATACAAGGATATAGCAGAAATCGGCAAGATTTCTGATCCTGGAGAACGTAGCGAAGTCATGAAGGCGCTCTCTTCCGGGGAGGCAAAGACAGTCAACGCTGCCCGTAAGGCTTACCGTGTTGCACGGGGCGAAGCCCCGGCCCCGGCAAGTCCCAAGGACGCAACCCTGTCACGCCTCTTGGACGCATGGGACCGCGCGGGCAAGCGCGAGCGCATGGCGTTTCTGGAGGAGCGCGGCGCGGAGGTTGCGACGCTGTTCGGGGAACTTGACCAAGGGGATGCAGCATGACAGGCCCGGCCCCTGCGCAGGAATGGTGGAGCGCGGCAGAGCTGGCGGAGGCCGGGCTTCCGGATCTCCCGAGCACAAAGCGCAAGATCAACGAACTGGCACAGCGTGATGGCTGGGCGCGACACGCGGGGAAGGCCCGGCGGCGCAAGGGGGTAGGCGGCGGCATCGAATATCACTGGAGCGTTCTGCCATTGCGCGCCCGCATGCGGCTAAGTTCCAGCCTGGTCAAAACCGCACCCGTTCAGCAGGGGCAAGACGCGGCATGGGATCGATATGCGGCGGCGGGTGACAAGGCCCGCGCTGAAGCCGAGGCGCGGCTGGCAGCCATCGCCGAGGTCGAGTTACTGGAAGGGGCCGGGCTGACACGGTCGGCGGCGGTGCGGGAGGTCGCACGCAAGTCGGGACGCGCCGAGAAATCGCTCTGGAATTATCTCTCGCACATCGAGGGCGTCGCACGCGCCGACCGGCTGGCCTATCTGATCGACGGGCGGGCGTTGCGGCGGGCACAAGGATCCCGACTGGATACAGACCCGGCCTTTCTGGCGCTCGTGCGCAGTGACTGGCTGCGCCCGTCCCAGCCCTCTCTCACAAGCTGCTATGACCGTGCAGTGCGCGTCTGGACGTCCGAGCGACGCAACAGTGTCGTGCCGCCGCTGCATCAGGTGCGGCGCTGGCTCAAGTCCAGCGTATCGGCCCCCACTGAAATCTACTTGCGCAGGGGCGAAGAGGCATTGCGCCGCCTCTATCCCGCGCAGGTCCGCAGCAAGGCATTCATGACCCCGCTCGAATGCGTGCAGGGCGACTATCACAAGTTCGACGTCTTCGTGGACTGGCCCGGCTACGACAAGCCCGTGCGCCCGCAGATGATGGTCTGGTCGGACGTCTATTCCGGCAAACTCTTGGCGTGGCGACTATCCCCGACGGCCAACAGCCACACCGTGCAGCTGGTGACCGGCGATCTGATCCGGACCTATGGCATCCCGCAGTCGGTTCTGATCGACAACGGCCGGGAATTCGCCGCCAAGGCGATGACGGGCGGCACGCCGACCCGGTTTCGGTTCAAGATCACCGACGAAGATATCCCCGGCCTCCTTCCGCTCCTAGGTGTCGAAATCCATTGGGCCACGCCCTATTCGGGGCAATCCAAGCCCATCGAGCGCGCGTTTCGCGATCTCTGCGACCGGGTGGCCAAGCACCCGGCCTTTGACGGGGCCTATACCGGCAACAGACCGGAAGCCAAACCGGAGGACTATGGCTCCCGCGCCGTCCCGCTCGACGAGTTCCGCCTCGTATTGGAGGATGAGCTCGAGCATCACAACGCCCGGCCCGGGCGGCGCAGTGAAGTGGCCATGGGACGCTCGTTCAATGAGGTGTTCAACGCGGGCTATGCCAAGGCGACAGTCAAGCGCGCGACGGACGAACAGCTGCGCATGTGGCTCCTGCGCGCCGAGGGCGTGCGGGCCAAGACCGGAAACGGCGCGCTGAAGCTCTATGACACGGAATACTGGTCAGAGTGGATGTACCGGATCGCAGGCGAAAAGGTGGTTGCGCGGTTCGACGCGGATGATTTGGGAGCCGGGCTCGAGGTCTATGATCTCACGGGCCGCTATTTGGGCCATGCCGCCTGTCTCGAGGCCGCCAAATTCATCGACGTCGAAGCCGCACGCGACCATGCGCGCAAGCGCGGGGCGTGGGCGAAGGCACAGAAGGCCGAGGCCAAGGCTGCGCGCGAGTTGACGGCAGCCGAGGTGGCAGCGCGGGTGCGTGCGGCCTCTGGCCTCGCAGCCAGTGAACCCTTGCCAGAAGCGCAAGTTCATCAGCTGGTGACGCCGCACGCCGCCGCACCCAAGCGGCGTCGGCGCGCTCAAAGTGCCGAGGAGGTCGAGCATCTGGCCGAGATCGAGGCCCGCGTGATGCGGCTTGAGGAGCACCGCGTGCGGCCCGCCGAGCCCGCCGACGACGATCCCGAAATCATGTTCGCCCGCGCCCGCGTCCTTGAGCGCGCACAGGCGGACGGAGAGGCGCTGACACAGGCGCAGGCCGACTGGCTGGCCGACTATCAGCAGAGTTCAGACTATCGCGCCAAACTACGCATGGCGCGTCTCTTTGGCACCCAAGAATAAGAAGAAAAGGAGAGCAGAATGACACCCTCTATTGCGCCCCTGCGGAATGTCGCGGCGCTGATTGGCCTGGTCGAACGAGTTCAGACCCGCGCCTTTGGTCTGCCCGGCATGGCCACGTTCTACGGCCCCTCCGGCTGGGGCAAGACTACCGCCGTGACGGTCGCGGCCAACGAGTATCAGGCCCATGTTGTCCAGGTCAAAGACTGCTGGACACCGACGTATTTCGCGCAGGCAGTTTTGCGGGAGATTGGCCTTACGCCGGTGCGCGGCGTGCCCGCGATGGTGGACGCCATCGGCGCGCAGCTCGCCCGGACCGACCGGCCGCTCATCATCGATGACGCGCAATATCTCCTGCGCAAGCGGATGATCGAGCTTGCCCGCGACATCTACGAGAGCAGTCAGGCCCCGATTATTCTGGTCGGTGAGGAAAAGTTGCCGCAGGATTTGACCCGCTGGGAGAACATTCACAACCGGCAACTTGCATGGGAGCCCGCTCTTGCCTGCAATATCAGCGACGCGCAGAAGCTGGCCTCGATCTATGCGGCCGGCATCGACGTCGCGGACGATCTTCTGACCTCCATCGTTGACGCCTCGGGCGGCTCGATCCGTCGCGTGGCGATCAACCTCGCACGTGCCAAGGAACTCGCCCACGGGCGGGGTCGCCGGTTGGCGGATCTTGATCTATGGGGCAACCGGGTCTTCGAGACAGGCCAGCCTCCGGCAGTACGTCGCGTCGATGATTTCCGCCCGGCGGCGGCGCGTGGTCCGGATACGGTCGTGCCGCTTGGGCCGGGCGGAAAGGCGGTGCGCGCATGAGCGACCTCTTTGCGCAGATGTGGGCAGAGGTGAAAGGCCTCGAGGAGTTCGACTGGGCCGAGGTGGCCCGGCGCGGGTGCAGCCGCGAGACCGCCGTCCGCTATATCCGCCACTGGATGGACGCAGGCCAGATCCGCGTGACGCGGATCGCGCGTAATGGCAAGCGCTGGTATGCCCCGGCCCATATGCCCCAGCCCGGCCCACAGCCGGTTACAGGCGAGGCCACGCCCGAGGGCAACATGTGGCGGGCCATGCGCCATCTGCGCCATTTCAACCCGACCGATGTGGCGGCCCATGCCAATGCCGGGGGCGTCGAGGTCACTGTCGAGAAGGCCCGTGCCTATTGCCGCCAGCTACTGGCCTCCAACCACCTGAAGGTACGCCAGACGGCCATCCCCGGCCGTCGTGAGGCGCTCTACCAGATAATCGAGGATACTGGCCCACGTGCCCCCAAGCCCGTGCGATTGGCGGGCATCCTTGATCCCAACACGGGCGATTTCAGCCCGGCGAAAGGCGGTGCGGCATGAGCGCGCTGGACACCGCCCGCGAGTTCTGGGGCGAGGCCTTGCCCGACTGGGTGGCCGCTCTGGCCGAGGCCTGCGACCGGGATAGCCAGAACAAGGTGGCGCGGCGGATGGAGCGCAGTGCGTCGCTGGTCTCGAGCATCCTGCGCAACCGCTATCAGGCGGATACGAGCCTCGTTGAGGATCTCGTGCGCGGGCATTTCATGAAGGCGACCGTTGCCTGCCCCGTCCAGGGCGAAATCGGGCTACAGGTCTGCCGCAAATGGCGCGGCAAGGCGCGTCATTTCGAGAACGTCAACTCGCAGACCGTCACTATGTACCGCGCCTGCAACCGGTGCCCGGTCCACATGGGGGACGACGATGCAGAAGCATAGCCTCCTTCTTCCGGCGATGCTGGACATGGCGCGGCGTGGCAAGCGCCCCTGCGAGATCGCCGAGTTGACCGGCATGTCCCCCAATGCCGTCTCGTGTCGACTGAGCTACTGGCGCAAGCGCGGCGTGAACGTGGCACCCGCCCGTTCCGGCCCCCTGCCCGCACGCCGCAAGATTTGCGCCACGGGCGTGGCCGAGGATTTGCGCGACCTGCTCAAGGTGCACGCCGATCTGCGCGGCGTGACCGTGGGCGTGCTGGCGCGCGACATCCTCGACCGCGCCGCACGCGACAATCTGATCGACGCCGTTCTCGACGACAAGGAGACCGACGCATGAACGCCCCCGAACTCAACCGCTGGAGCCCCGACGAGATGCTGCGCCTTGCAGCCTCGGGAGTGGCCAAGGTGGACCTGCTTGGCCCGCGCGGCAGTACGCTCTGCTCGATGGACGAGATCGCCGCCATGGCCGCCGTCTGCGCGCTCCACGGCGTGGGTCCAAGCCTCCTTTCAACACCCCCTTCAACAGGAGAGTAAAATGTCTGAATTCACCCCCCGCCCGGTGCCGTCGGGCATCATCGAGGAGAACGGCCGCCGCAAGATGGTCGACGCCAAGGGCCGCGAGGTGCCGCTCGATCTCGTGCGCGCGCAAGACCAGCTGATGGATGAGCAGGTGCGCAAGATCGCCGGATATGCGCTGGCGCTGAGTGACCAGCTCAAGCGCTTCAAGGAGCACACCTTCGACGACATCTCGGACTTCGAGGCGATCCTCGCGCAAGAGTACGATACGACCGTGGGCGGGGCCAAAGGCAACAAGACGCTGTCCACCTATGACGGGCTCTATCAGGTGCAGGTGCAGGTACAGGACCGCGTTGACTTCGGCCCCGAGTTGCAGATCGCCAAGGGCCTGATCGACGAATGCCTCAATGAGTGGGCCGCCGACAGCCGCCCGGAAATTCAGGCCATCGTGACGCGCGCCTTCAACACCGACAAGGAAGGCCAGATCAACCGCGCCGAGATCTTCATGCTGCTGCGCCTCGACATCGCCGATGCCCGCTGGAACCGGGCGATGGACGCCATCCGCGACGCCATGCGCGTGGTTGGCAAGGCCACCTATGTGCGCGTGAAGCACCGCCCCAACACCGAAGCGCCATGGCAGACCGTGGTTCTCGATCTGGCGAAGGTGTGAGGGTATGAGCGCCGTTCTAATCATTGTGGCTGGGGTCGTCTTTCATCTGCTGGCGCTGATGGTCGCCGCATTGTGCGGCCAGCAGCTTGACAAGGGCGAGTTAGATAAGGCGAAGGCGACCTCCATTGCCGCGCCATTTTTCAGCCTGCTGGGCACGGCACTCGTCGTCTTGGCTCTTCAGTCGAGGTTCTGAGAGATGGACGACACCGTCAACAAGCTGCTTGCGGCAGCGGAACAAACCTCCAGCGCGTCCTTCGATTTGATCGAGGCCGCGCGCGAGGGCAAGATTTGCCCGGTCGGGAATATCAGGGGCGGCGACACCCTCGCGATTTTGGCCGACGCGATGCGGCTCCTGATCGAGGTGATGCCCGGCGAGGATGAAGACCGCGACCAGTTGCTCGGCGCGGTCACCCGTTACTTGGAGAGTTCGCTATGAGCCGTCCGAGCTATGAGCCTTTTACCGAGGAATGCCGCAACCCGGGCAGGGACGACAATTGGACCTGCCCGGGTTGCTATCACGATTTGGGAGACGTCAGCTGGGGCACCCATACCTGCCCTGAGTGCGAGCGCCGGATCGTGTGTTCAATCGAGGTGGAACCGGTCTGCGTCGCGACGTTGGCCAGCACAATAGAGGAATGAGCAATGACTTCTCAGGATGATAACTATCGGGTGACTGCAGAAGAGCTGCGCCAGTTCATCGAACGGTGGGAGCAGCTTGAATCTGAGAAGAAGGACCTCACGGAGCATCAAAAGGAGCTGATGGCAGAGGCCAAAGGGCGCGGTTACGACACCGCCGTGATGCGCAAGATCATCGCCCTGCGCAAGCGTGACATCAACGACGTCGCCGAGGAACAGGCGGTTCTCGAGATGTACGCGCAAGCGCTCGGGATGACACTGGCATGAACCGCGCGCTGCAACAGCTGATCTTCGTGGCCTGCCGCCAGTTGGGCCTCGACGACGAAGCCCGCCGCGACTTGCAGGTCAGCGTCACCGGCAAGGCGTCTTTGCGCGACATGAACGACGGCGAGTTGAAGCTGATCGTCAACCGGCTGAAGCAGGCCGGGTTCGAGGATCGTCCCCGCAACCCGCGCCACAAGCCCGCACCGCGTGCCGATCTGCGCATGATCCACGTCCTCTGGCGCAAGCTCGGACAGTCCGGCGCGCTGCGCGACCCCTCCCGCGCCGGGCTCAACAAGTTCATCCGGGCGCGGTTCGGGAGCGTCTGGGGATCGGTCCCGGCTGATGTCGACATGCTGCGCGCGTGGGAACAGATCGACGCCGTCATTCAGGCCCTCAAAACGTGGGGCCAGCGGCAGAACATCGACTTCGATTGGGAGGACCACCGCCGGTGAAAAAGCCACGCCACCCCGCCTCTGTCCATGCCGTGATCCGCTATCTCGAGCGGGTCAAAGGCGTGGATATCGACGCGCTCCGCCGCGAGATCGGGCGCGTTGTGGAGGAGGGCCTCGAGGCCGGTGCCTGCGGCGTGATCAGTGGCGGGTTCGTCTACAGGATCGAGGGCGGTTGCGTTGTGACCGTCACACGGCAGAACACGCCGCCTCCGGGGCGGCGGCGCAGGAAGGTGCCCCATGGAGAATGAACCTCTCTGGGTCGACGAGATGCGCGCCGATCTGGGCGATGCCCCGGTCGAGCGTTTCTTGCTCCGTGCAGGCGGCATGCGCCTCTATGTGCCCGGGACGCCAAAGACCAAAAGCCAGCTGACGGCGCTCGGAGGGCCGGATATTGCCAGATGGATTTCCGACCGCTACGCTGGTGACTACGTGGACGTGCCCTCCATCCGGGCGCAGACCCGAGACGGTCTGAGACAGGCCCTGCGCGACGCCCCGGACACGCCGGTCAATGAACTGGCCAACCGTTTCGGCGTGACCGCCCGCCGTGTTTTGCAGGTCAAGGCGGAGTTGGCACAGGAGGAAGAGCCCCCTCTTCTGGCCGTCATGCGAAGGGCTTCATCTGAATAAGCAGCGGCACCCCCTTTATCCTGACGGGAAAGGGGGCACCCATGCAAACAGTCCGAACCATTGCCGAAGAGATTGTCGCCCGTGAGGGCGGCTATGTGAATGACCCCGCCGACCCCGGCGGGGCGACCAATTTTGGCGTCACGATCCACACCATGCGCAGCCTCGGCCTTGATCTCGACCGGGACGGCGACGTGGACGTGGCCGATGTGCGCCTCATGACCCACGCCCGCGCCGTCGATATCTTCATCGAGCATTACTTCGTGCGGCCGCGCATCGCGGACCTTCCCGAAGTGCTGCACGCAAGCGTCTTCGACATGCAGGTCAATGCCGGGTCCAACGCCGTGAAAATCCTGCAGCGCCTTGCAACGGAGATGGGCTTTGCGGCGACGGCGGATGGCGCAATCGGTCCGGCCACCCTGCGCGCGGTGCGCGCCGCTCATGACGCGGCCCCAGATCACATCGCAGACGCCTACGCTGTCGCGCGGCGCAATTACTATTTCCGCCTCGCCGATGCGCGGCCCGCAAGCCGCAAGTTCGCGCGCTCCCGCGCTGGCGGCAAAGGCGGCTGGATCAGGCGCGCCGAGGAATTCATGTCGGCGCGCTACCGGATGACGGACGCGCAATTCAAGCAAAGGACAGCATCATGGGGTTAATCCGATTTCTGGGCGCGCTGTTTGGCGGCGGCCGCAATGTCATCGCCGAGACGGCAGAAGTTTTTAGGCCCAATGCCGAAAAGGCGGACGCAAGGGAGGCGTCGTTTCAGCAGGCGGCGCTGAGCCAGATGGCGGCCGAGTTCACCGGCGGACAAGGCGCGTGGGGCCAGTTTGTAGACGGTCTGAACCGCCTGCCGCGCCCGGCCATGGCCTTTGGCTGCATTTTTCTCTTCTGGTCTGCCATGTCGGACCCGATCTGGTTTGCGGAGCGGATGACCGGCCTCGCCCTTGTGCCCGAACCGCTCTGGGCGCTGATGGGGGCCATTGTTGCCTTCTACTTCGGCGCGCGCGAGCTTCACAAGTTCCGGGGTGTCTCGATGCAGAAGGAAGCCGCCAGGATCATCACGCAGGCACCTAAGGTGGCGAGCAACATCGCCCAATTGCGGGCGCTGCGTCACGATAGTCCTGGAGCAGCCGATACCGGTCCAGATGCTGAAGTCGCGTTGGCTTCAATCGAAGTGACGGACAATCCGGCAATTGATGACTGGAAGCGCGCGGCATGATGGATTGGGATATCTTCTGGAAGGCGACCGGCGTCATTTTCCCGATGCTGGTAGCTTTCTACACCTTCGTCGCCACGCGCCGCAAAGATCTCGACAAGGACCTGAAGGACGGGCGCGACCGCATGGACAGGCACGAAAGCCGGATCTCGCGGATTGAGCAGACGATCTCCAGCATGCCGGGCCGGGATGACATGCACGCGCTGCAGCTCGAACTGGTCAAGCAGACCGGAGCAATGGAGAAAATGGCAGCCGTGATGGAAGGCAACGCAAAAATCACTGAGCGGCTGGAGATCATCGTCACACGCCACGAACAACACCTGCTCGATGGAGGCAAGAAGTGAGCGATTATCAGACAACCCTCCGCAAGCACCGCCGTCTGGCGATCCTGCGGCATCTCGAGCAGGTCTCGGGCTACACCGCCAACGCCTCGATCCTGCGCGACGTCCTGAACGGCGTGGGTGTCGGTTCCACCTTCGACCAGGTCACGACTGAGCTGGCCTGGCTGCAGGAAGTCGGCATGGTGACGATGATCGATCACGGCGACTTTGTCATTGCCGAGGCGACCCGGCGCGGCATCGAGGTTGCGCGCGGTGAGGCGCCGCATCCGGACGTTCAGCGCCCAAGCGCGCGGAGGCTCTGACATGCCCCCGCCTCGCAAGGTCGAACTCTTGCCGCCGGAGCTACGCGCGCGGCTCCACGGCTGGTGGAAGGAAAAGGGCTTTCACGGCTACGAGGAGCTGACGGATGAGCTCAATTTCTGGCTGGAGGAAGAAGGCCTCGAGCTGCGCATCGGCAAGAGCGCCCTGCATGCCTACGGGCAGGAGTACGAGCAGTTCGTCAAGCTCCAGGACGAAGCCGGAGCCTGGGCACAACAATGGCTGGCCGACAATGACCTATCGGAAGAGGCCGACCGCCACCGCGTCCTCTTCCAGATGATGACCAGCGTCGCCTTCAAGGTGCTCAAATCGCAGATGGGCAAGGAGGGCGAGGACATCGACCCGCGCGAGCTGCATTTCCTCGGCAAGATGATGAAGGACATCATGTCGAGCGCCGGGATCCGCGAGCAGCTCTTGGTCAAGGAACGCGCCCGCATCGCCGCCGAGGAGCGGGCGAACGCCGTCGAGGCGCTGGACAGCGCCCGCGATGAGCTGGGGCTCTCGAGCGACGTCATCGGCAAGCTGCGCCGGGAGTTTCTGGGGGTGCGCGGTGGATGAATTGATACCGACAGCACTGGATGACCTCGCGGGAATACCGAACAAGGATCTGTCGACCGGTGGGAAAGTGATGGTGGGTGACCACAACTGGCGTCGCGCCCCATTGTCCCACCGCGTGCGAATATTTCTGTTCGGGCGCAGGGAGCGCATCACGCATCTGGGCGTGCACTGCACCATCGCGTGGTGGCGGGAGCAGCCCTATCTGATCTGGATTGCCGAGGCGCGTCCATGATCCGCGCCATTGAATTCCCCAACCCGGCTGAGTTCCGCCGCCAAAAACTGCCGGGCAGTTTCCACATCGATCTGACCCAAGGCGGCCCGGACGGCGCGGCCCTCTGGTTTTACTGCCCCTGCGGCTGCGACGGTCCGTCCCGGATCATTATCGGCCTGCGCGGCAAGCCCGCGTCTACCCCGAGCTGGGATTGGAACGGGTCCATGTCCGAGCCGACGCTCACGCCGTCGGTCAATCAACTGCGTTGCGGCTGGCACGGCTGGCTGCGCGACGGCTACTGGGAGGTTGCATAATGTCTGAACTGGTTTTCATCTGGGCTGTTTATCTGCTGGCGCAATTCGCCGACGTGGCGTCCACGCGCGCCGCCCTGCGCGGCGGGCTGGTCGAGGCCAACCCGCTCATGGCCCGCCTCATGGGCCTGACGGGCAATTGGTGGGCCGTCAAGCTCGGCGTGGCACTCGCTGCTGGCATTCTGCTGACGTGGCTGGGTCAAGAGCGCTGGATCATGCTGCTCGCCGCGATCACCGGCGGCGTGGCCGTGAACAACTGGCGGCTGGTCCGCAAGCATCGGGAGCGGCGCTGATGGCCACACCCGCCCAAATCGCCAACGACATGGCCGCGCATGCCAAATACTGGGCCGGGCGTGATTGTAACATAGAGCGCGTTTGCCGCGACGCGGCGTGGGTGATCCGTTCGATGCTGGAGGGACCAAAGGTAGACGGCCGCACGTACGGCGGCGTTCATCGGCGGCTCTTGAGATTGGAAATGGGTCCGGGCTGGAGGGTCAAAGGCTATCCGGACCTTGTCCGTGCAAGGCTTTGTATAGAACGCCTGCGCCGGGAGGCGCGTTGTTGATGGCCTATCGATGGAAAAGACCGGACGGCAAAACCGGCAGCTGGGTTTCGACGGAGGATGCCGCAATTCAGGACGCGGTGCAGAAGAAAAGCTCAGGTCCGGGCCTCAAGGTTACGTTCGACCTTACCATTGCTCGGCTGCTCTTCAAATCGCTCGCCCGCAACGGTTGGAGTATAGAGGAGGGTAACCCGTGACAGCCCCCGTCCTCACCCGCGACCCGGACGCGCTCCCCGAGGAGTTGCCGCGCGGCTCGGAAATCCCCGAGAGCCTCGATCCGCTGGCCGACGGCATCCTGATGGCGCATCAACGCTCCTGGTTGGCCGACGAGAGCGACCTCAAGGTTTGCGAGAAGGGCCGCCGCACCGGCATCACCTTTGCCGAGATGCTGGGCTGTGCGCTCATTGCCGCCGCCGCGCGCGGCGCGGGCGGGCAGAACTGCTTTTACATCGGCGACACCAAGGACAAGGGCCGCGAGGCCATTGGCTATGTGGCGCATTTCGCGCGGGTGATTGCCGGGGCGGCCCACCCCATCGAGGAGTTTCTCTTCGAGGATCAACAGCCCGATGGCACCACCAAGTTCATCAACGCCTACCGGGTGCGCTTTGCCTCCGGGTTCCGGGTTGAGGCGCTGAGTTCCAACCCGGCCAACATCCGGGGTCTTCAGGGCACCGTGGTGATCGACGAGGCGGCCTTCCACAAGGATGTGCGCGAGGTGATCGACGCCGTCAACGCGATGCTGATCTGGGGCGGCAAGGTCCGGATCATCTCGACCCACAACGGCTATCTTAACGCCTTCAACGAACTGATCCGCGAAGCGCGCTCCGGCAAGAACGGCTTCAAGGTGCATCGCTACACCTTCGGCGATGCCGTCACCAACGGGCTTTATAAGCGCGTCTGCATGATGCAGGGCAAGGTCTGGGGTGCCGCGGCCGAAGCGGACTGGGAGAGCACCATCCGCCGCTCCTACGGCGCGCGCGAGGCCGCCATGCGTCAGGAGCTCGATGCGGAGCCCGCCGAGATGCAGGGCGCGGCCCTCACCCGCGTGCAGATCGAGGCTTGCATGGCGCAGGGCATCCCGTTCCATCGCTGGACGCAGCCCGACAGCTTCAAAAACGCCGATGAGGCCGTGCGCAAGGCCGCCGCTTTAACATGGTGTAGAACCCACCTTGAACCGGTGCTTGAAACCCTCGATCGCACCCGGCCGCATTTCATGGGCGAGGACTTTGCGCGCTCGGGCGACGCGACCGACATCATCATCCTCGAACAGGGCGTCGATCTCACCCGGCGCACCAAGCTCATCGTCGAGCTGCGCAATATCCCCTTTGACCAGCAGCGCGACGTGCTCTTCTGGCTGCTCGACCGCCTGCCCAACTTCCAAAAAGGGGCGATGGACCGCACCGGCAATGGCGCCTACCTCGCCGAGGTCGCAGCCCAACGCTATGGGTCGCGCATTGTCGAGGTGGCTTTCACGCGGCAATGGTACGAGCTCGAGATGCCTCCCTATATCGAGGCCTTCTCGGATCGCACCATCGTGCTGCCCGCCCATGAGGACGTGCTGCGCGATCACCAGGCGCTGCAATACACGGGCGGCATCATCCGCGTGCCGGAGAACTTTCGCTTCAAAGGCTCGGACGGTCTCGACCGCCACGGCGACAGCGCCATCGCGAGCGCGCTCGCCTGGTACGCCAGCAATCAGGACGTGGTGCCGATGGAATATCAATCGACCGGGCGGCGCGCCACGTCCGGTGCGGATGACTTCACAGGCACCATGGGTGGCCGACGCATGGGCTTTGCCCGGGGCGGCGGCGGTTTGGATTTCGGAGGGTTCGGAGATGGCTAGGAAGACCAGCACGATGCGACTGCGGTCAGTGCGGATGCGCAACCCGATGGAGCTTTCGGGCATCCAGAACGGTCGTGACATCACCCGGCCGTGGATCGGCCCGCTGCTCGAGCCGACCGATCCGATCCTGCGCACGCGCGGCGGCGGCAGCTTTGATATCTACAAACCGATCCTGACCGATCCGCAGGTCAAATCGGTGATGACGCAGCGCATCTCGGCCGTGACCAGCCGGGAATGGGAAGTGGTGCCGGGCGAGGACACGGTGGCAGGCAAACGCGCGGCCGACTGGCTGCGGGACGAGCTTTCGGCCATGAAGTTCGACCGCCTGACCGAGAAGATGCTCTGGGGGCTCTTCTATGGGTATTCCGTCGCCGAGCAGATGTATCGGCGCGACGGGCAAATCTGGGGCTGGGAGGAGATCCGCGTGCGCGACCGTGTCAGGTTTCGCTTTGACGAGGACTGCGGCTTGCGCCTGCTGACCATGTCGAACATGCTTATGGGCGAGGAGATGCCGCCCGAGAAGTTCTGGGTCTTCTCGACCGGGGCGGATCACGACGACGAGCCCTATGGCCTCGGCCTCGCGCATTGGCTCTATTGGCCGGTCTGGTTCAAACGCAACGGCCTCAAGCTCTGGCTGATCGCCCTCGACAAGTTCGGCATGCCGACCGGACGGGGCAAGTATCCGGCGCAAGCCACAGAAGAGGAGAAGAAGACGCTGCTCGAGGCCGTAATGGCAATCCGCTCCGAGGCGGGGATCATCATTCCCGAAGGCATGGATATCGATCTGCTGTCGGCACCGTCAGGGTCCAGTTCACTCGATTACCAGAAGCTGCACGACGCGATGGACGCCGCCATCTCGAAGATCGTTCTGTCGCAAACCATGACGACGGACGACGGCTCCAGCCGCTCTCAGGCCGAGGTGCATGACGGCGTCGGTGATGCCGTTAAGAAGTCCGATGCGGATCTGGTCTGTCAATCCTTCAACGAGGGACCGGTGGCGCAGCTCTCCGCGTTCAACTTCCCGGGCGTTGTGCCCCCAAAGGTGTGGCGCAAGATGGAGGACCCGGAAGACACCACCGCCGCCGTGGACCGCGACGAGAAGCTGCATCGCATGGGCTGGCGCATGTCCGAGGACCGCGTACAGGAGACCTATGGCGATGGGTATGAGCGTGCCGCACCTCCGGACACCCCCCCGCCGGGTGAGGAGGCCGCACCGGAGGCCGGTTTCGCCGAGCATCGCCACGATAGCGCACTCGATGCGCTTGCGGCCGAGATTATCGCCGAGGGACATGCCGAGGCGGCCGTCGAGCCGCTATTCGCAGATATCGCGTCCCTTCTGGGCAGCATCGCACCGGGCACCACGCTTGAGGCGCTGCGCGCCCGTATCGACGCCTTGGCGGCCGCACCGAGCGACGGACAAGCGATGACTGACCTCTTGACTGAGGCCAGTTTCGCCGCGCGTCTGGCGGGTGAGCTGGGGGCCGTGGTGGATGACAGCGAGGCGGCGGACGGGTCGGACACCCTGCCCGGCTCCGTGGCCCCATGATCGACCTGCAGCGCCTGCGCCCCGAGGATGCGCTGTCCTTCTTTCGCTCCAAGGGCCTCGCCCCGCCCGATGCGCGGTTCGATTTCCGCGACGTCTGGCGCAATGAGCACGCGAGCAATTTCGTTGTCGCCAAGGCGATGCGGACTGACGTGCTCGAGACGATCCGGGGCGCGCTCGACCGTGCGCTGGCCAACGGCGGCACGCTGGGCAGCTTCATGGATGACCTCGAGCCCGAGTTGAAACGGCTCGGCTGGTGGGGCAGCGGCACGGAGCGCGACCCCCTGACCGGCGAGTTGAAGAACGTCCGGCTTGACTCGCCGCGCCGCCTGCGGGTGATCTTCGACGCCAATATGCGCGCGGCCCATGCTGCGGGCAAATGGGCGCGCATTCAGCGCACCAAGGCGGCCTTCCCCTTCCTGCGCTACGTCCAGATCCAGCGCGACACCAAGCGCGAGGACCACGCGCGCTATCACGACCTGATCCTGCCCGTCGATCACCCGGCATGGCTTCGCATCTTTCCCCCCAACGGCTGGCGGTGCGGCTGCACCGTTCAGCAACTCTCGCAGGGCATGCTAGAGCGGCGCGGCCTCAAGGTGACAGAGGATTTCGAGCTGGAGGAGCGCGGGGTGCTGAACCGTCGCACCGGTGAGATCGAACCCACGGCACTCGGGGTCGATCCCGCGTGGGATGGCAACCCGGGTCAGGCGTGGCTTGACCTCGGGGCGCGCCACGCAGGCGTATCGGCCGGGCTTTCCGCCCCGGCGGCGGCGACCGAGCTTGGCTTTGTCATGCGCGCCCGGCTCATGGGCCTGGGCGATGGGCGGGAGCATCTTGGCGCATTCGATCTGAGGACCGGCGAGGAAATCGACTGGAGCGTGGGCAAGCCGAAGCGCGTCAAACTGACCCCCTCCATAATCCAGCGGCTGGAGAGCGGCACGGCCGTCGGCCTCGTGCACAATCACCCCAGTTCCGCGCCGCTCAGCCCGGATGACATGGCGGTTATGTTCCAGCGCCAAGTTCGATCAATCATCGCCGTTGGTCACGACGGCTCACTCTACCGGGCACAGATGCTGAGACTTAGCCGTGGCGACATGCGCGAGCTTTCGGAGGTGGCGGCAGAACTCATTGACGAGTTGGCCCCGGCCTTGACCAATACAGAGCGCGACCATGCGGTGCGCCTCGCGGTCCTCGACGTCTTGCAGTCTCAGGGCCTGATCTTATATCAAGAGAGCCTTGGCGCGCAGTCGCGAGCAATCCGGCAGCGCATAGAAGAGTCCGCCCGGGGTGTTGCCGCTGCCATTGTCAGGGCCATGAACGGAGATCCGTGATGCGAACGTTGCTGGTTGAGCCGCCCGACGAATGGAGCCGCGAGGCTTATGAGGCCGCATTGCGCGAAGCGGAAGCATTGCCTGACGACGATCCGGACAAGGAAGAGCTGGTCGCGGTCCGCCGCGAAGATCTGTTTGGGTATTTCGACCGCCCTAAGAGGACGCCCGAAGAGCGCCGTGCGATCCTGCGCGCATTCCTTGTCGATCCGGCCTCCTGAGGCGATTTCGGGCAAATTGGCCTTGCGAGCGCACCTGCAACCGAGGCCGCGCCACGGAATACCCCGTCAGAGCGCCATTAAATACCCATTGAATACCCCCCTCGGCCCTGCGGGCCACCTTCCCCCGCCGTCAGGGGGGAGGCCATTCTGGGGGCCTCTCAGGGCCTCTTGGCATTCCGGCCTTGCCGGATGCCCGGTTGGGCGGATAGTGTGGCCACAAGGGGACCCTGCCAAAACCTCGCCTCCCCTGAAGCCCTTCATCTGATATGGCACCCGCGCCCGGCCTAGTGTCGGTCGCATGACAAAACCGCTTCACATCTTCCGCGCTGGCCGCCACACCGCCCAATCCGGGCAGAGCTTCGAATTTTCCGAGGCTGAGGTTGAGGGCATCGCCGCTGCCTATGATCCCGCCCTCCACGAGGCCCCCATTGTCGTGGGCCATCCCCGCACCGATGCCCCGGCCTATGGCTGGGTGAAATCCCTGCGCGCCGAAGGGGCCGAGCTTTTCGCCGAGCCTGACCAGGTCGAGCCTGCCTTCGCCGAGATGGTGCGCGCCGGACGCTTCAAGCGGATCAGCGCCTCTTTCTATCCCCCCAAGGCCGCCGCTAACCCGACCCCCGGCATCTATTACCTCAAGCATGTGGGCTTTCTGGGTGCTCAGCCCCCCGCCGTGAAAGGCCTCAAGGCGGCCGAGTTCTCTGAGGACGCCGAGGCCGTGACCCTTGAGATCGCCTTCTCGGAAGAAGACGCGCCTGTCGCCAGTTTCGGCGATGCCCTGAAAGGCGCGATCTCCGCCGTCCTGTCCTGGGCACGCACGCCCGCAGGCCAGGAGGCACTCCGCGACGCCGCAGGCGCGCCCGAGACCGAGCCCGCCCCATTCGCCGAAACCCAAGAAGGAGACCCCGATATGTCCGGCACGGACAAGCCAACCCCCGAAGACCGCCAAGCCGCGCTCGATGCGCGCGAGGCCGAGATTGCCGCCAAGGAGGCGGCCTTCGCCGAAGGTACGCGCGCCGCACGCCGCGCCGAAGACGCGGCCCTCCTCGACGCCCTTGCCAAGGACGGGCGCATCGCCCCCGGCCTCAAGGATGAGATGGCCGCGTTCATGGAAAACCTCGACGCGACGGACGAGGTGTCTTTTGCCGAAGGCAAGACCGCCAGCCAGCGCGACTGGTTCCGCGACCTGCTCTCAAAACGGGCCAAGCCGCTGATCGATTTCAGCGAGCGGGCGGGTGGTGACGCCCTGCCACAGGTCAAGGGAGCGGACGACATCACCGCAGCGGCCAAGCGGCTGATCAAGGACGCCGAGGCCGAAGGCCGAACGCTGAGCTTTGCGGAGGCGGCCCGGCAGATCGAAGAAACCATGGAGAGCGACGATGCCTAATCCCGGTATGTTCATCAAATCCTACACCGCCGAGGCGGCGGTGCCCGGCCGCCGGATCGTCAAATTCGGCGCGGGCGGCGGCATCCTTGTGGCCGCCTCCGCGACCAATCTCGCGATTGGCATCTCGGACCAACTGGATGCGGCCATTGGCCAGACAGCGGACGTGATCATGTCCGGCTCCGGAGAGCTCAAGCTCGCGGGCACAGTCGCCGCAGGTGCGCCCGTCGCCTCGAACGCCTCGGGCCTCGGTGTGGCCGCAGTGGCCGGAGCCGGAAACATCGCCATCGGCTACGCGCTGCAGGCGGGCGTCGCTGGCGACATCATCGACGTGGCCATCGCCCGTCACTCTGTCACCTGATCTTTAGGAGCGCTGATCCATGAGCACCCCCACCCCCTTTGTCGTCGATCCGGTCCTGACCGCCATCGCCGTCAATTTCCGCAACCCCGACATCTCGTTCATTGCCGACGAGGTCATGCCGCGCGTGCCGGTCATGGCTACGGATTTCAAATGGACCTATTTCCCGCCTGAGCAGATGTTCACGGTGCCCGACACGGAAGTCGGCCGCAAAGGTCTGGTCCAACAGGTTGAGTTCACCGGCGAAGAGCGCACCTCTTCGGTCAAGGACTACGGTCTCGACGACGTGGTGCCGCAGCGCGACATCGATGCCGCCCGCGCCCTGCGCGCCGCTGGCAATTCGGCTTTCGATCCCGAGGCGCGCGCCGTCGAGGGTCTGGCCCATCTGATCCAGCTCGACCGCGAAAAGCGCGTGGCCGCCATGGTGCAGGACGCGGCCAACTATGACGCGGACAAAAAAGTGGTGCTCTCGGGCGCGGGCCAGTTCAGCGATCCCACGTCCGATCCCATCGGCGTGATCTCTGCCGCCCTTGATGCCACCTTCATCATGCGCCCCAACGTGGCCGCGATGGGGCGTAAGGCCTGGACGGCGCTCTCGACCCATCCCGATATCCTGAAGGCCATCAACCGGACCTCGGGCGACAAGGGCCGCGCCGGCCGCGAGGCGGTGGCGGAGCTTTTCGAACTCTCTCAGATCCTCGTGGGCGACAGCTATATCAACTCGGCCCGCAAGGGTCAGACGGCTGCCTTCGAGAAGGTCTGGGGCGGCAATATCGCCCTGATCCATCGCAACACTCAGGCCGGTCCGGACGGCACCGCCCCCGCATGGGGCTGGACGGCGCAGTTCGACGGGCGCGTCTCGGGGCGCTTCTTTGACCCCAAGGTCGGCCTCAAAGGTTCCACCACGCTCCGCGTAGGCGAGCAGGTCCGCGAAGTCATCGCGGCTCCGGCCACCGGCTATCTGATCGAGGATGCGGCATGAGCTATCTCATCAAACGCACCGTGATCGCAGCCAAGCGGCTGGAGGCGGGAACGACCGTCCCCGCGCAAAAAATCGGCGGGGAGGCGCAGATTGCGCGCCTTCTCGCCCTGGGCGCAATCGAAGAGGCCGGGGACGCGGCAGACACCGCGCCGCCGCTTGTCCTCGACGACGCGCTGCGCGTGGCCTTGACCAATGCCATCAACGCCCTGCCCGGCGACGCCTTCGACAAGAGCGGCAAGCCCAAGGTCAAGGCACTGCAGGACGCGCTTCCCGGTTTGGCCGACCAGATCACCGCCGCCGCGCGGGATTCGGTCTGGGCCGGGATGCAGGCCGCCGCCAACGCGGCATCCTGAAATTCCAGAGCGAAAGGATCAATCGCGAACCTCACGGGCACATAGGGCGACAACCAGACCCCTCCGGAGGCGATCCGAGTAGGCGCGGCCCACGCGAGTTGGAGCCTGCAACGTCTGAGGAATGGACGTGACAGCCGGGAGAGACCGGCACCAAACACCCAACCCGGAGGCGCGCCATGGCCGAGACGATCAAGAGCACCGACGACACCCGGGTCGAAAACAGCCCCGTGCGGCACAGCTACCGCAAACTGGGCGACATCGAGAAGGCCCGGGTCGAGGCGATCAAGGATATCGGCCAAAGGTTTCTCGACGAGATCGCCGCCGATCAGGGCCGCGAGTTTTCCCTCGCGCGCACCAAGATCGAAGAGGCCGTCATGTGGGCCGTCAAAGGGGTGGCCCGCTGATGGCCTACCTGACTGTGCAAGACATGATCGACCGCTACGGCGAAGGCTTCCTCGCCGAAGTGACGGCGCGTGACACAATCCCCGGCGTGATCGGTATGACCGCGCTGCAGGTGGCCGTGGACGACGCCGTGTCTGTCGCCGAGAGCTATGTCGCAGGGCTTTACAATGCAGACAATCCGCCCCGTGTCCTGACGATGCATACTGCGGCAATTGCCTGGTACCGGCTGCTCGGTGCGCGGGCCGCCGCCTTTGACGGGGCCGAAGAGGGCTATGAGGCCGCGATCAGCTTTCTGCGCGAAGTGCGCAAGGGCGAGGCCTCGCTCGGAGACGAGACGCCCGAGGACACAGGCCGGGGCAATCCCCAGCTACCCCAGATCAGCGCGCCGGAGGGCACCTTCACCCGCGACAGCCTGAAGGGGTTCTGAGATGGTCACCCTCACAGTCAGCCTCGACAGTCTCGACTTTGACAGCGCCATTGCCAATGGCCTGCGCCAGTTGTCCGACCTCACCCCTTTGATGCGCCGCATCGGCACCGTTCTGGAAACCTCCGTCTCGGAGCGGTTCGAGAAGGGCGAAGGCCCGGGCGGCATCGCGTGGCCCGTCTCGCACCGCGCGCGCGAGTTCGGCGGCAAGACGCTGGTCGACAGTACACGCCTGCGGGACAGCATCGTGACAGAGGCTGACAGCCAGTCCGCGCGCATCGGCACCAACGTGCCCTACGCCGCCACCCATCAGTTTGGCGCGTTCATCGAGCCGAAGGCCGCGGGCGGTGACGCCACGGCCAAACTCGCCTTCACCCTGCCCAATGGCCAATTCATCATGGTCGACCAGGTCGAAATTCCAGCCCGGCCCTTTCTGGGCTTTGACGACAAGGACGAGACCGACATCGTGGACACGGTCGAGACCTATCTCCGCGAGGTATTCGCATGAACATCTCCGATGTCATGGCCCGCCTCGCGGCTGAGGTGCCCGAACTTGGCGGTCGTATCGACGGCGGGCGCGCCTTTGTCGATCTGATCCGCTCGAAGAAACTGCCGGCGCAATCGGTCGCGGCCTATGTCTTTCCCTCCGGCATTCAGGGGGGCCGCCCGGATGCTGCGTCGGGTGTGTTCAGCCAGATGCTGACCCACCGCACGAGCGTGGTGATCTTCGCCCAAAGTTTTGATCGCACCGGGGCCGCCTCCCTCGACAAGATCGACCAGTTCCTGATGCGCGTGGTGCGCGCCTTGGCGGGATGGGCACCGGGCGACGAGGTCGGTGTCTTCCGGTTCGAGCGCGGCCAACTCATGTCCAGCGGTGCCGGTGTGCTCGCCTACCAGCTTGATTTCTCCATCGATGACCAACTGAGGATCCTCTCATGACCAATCTTCCGACCTCCGGCGGGGCGTACACCCGCGATGACAAGGGCGCGCTGAAGCGCGCGGATGCGTCGCCCTCAAAGCCCGCCCCCACCCCGAAACCCGAGAAGAAGGACGCTGACAAATGAGCCTGCTCTGGAGACGCAAGGTCCTGCTGGCCAAGCAGGAAACCACCTATGGCACCGATGCCGCCCCGACCGGCACTGATGCAATCCTCGCCACGGATGTGCGCCTGTCGCCGATGCAGGGTCAGGATCTGGACCGCAATCTCGATACGCCGCACGGCGGCCCCACCGGCACGATCCCCGTCGATCTGCACCGCACGATCTCGTTCAAGGTCGAACTGGCAGGCTCCGGTACCGTCGGCACCGCGCCCCGCTGGGGCCGTCTCCTGCGCGCCTGCGGCTGTGCCGAGACCGTGACGGCGGCCACCTCCGTGGTCTACAACCGGGTCTATTCAAACCTCGAGAGCATCACACTCCACCTCAATATCGGCGGCACGCTCTATGCCATGGTGGGCGTGCGCGGCACCGCCGCCTTTGACGTCTCGGCCTCGGGCATTCCCTATATCGAGTTCGAGTTCACGGCCCTCTATGTGGCCCCGGCCGACGTGGTCCAGCCAACCCCGGACTTTATCGGCATTCCCGACCCGCTGGCCGCGTCGGATGCCAACACGCCGGTCTTCACGATTGATAGCACCTCGCTCGTGATGCGCAATTTCAAGCTCACCCTCGCCAACCGCATCGAGGCGCAGTTTCTGATCGGCGAGGAGGAAGTGATCCTCGACGGGCATGAGAACACCATCGAGGCGCGGGTGCGCGCCGTGACGCTCTCCACCTTCAACCCGTTCACCATGGCGGCCACCCAAGAGAAGGTCGCCGTCGAGATCGAGCACGGCAAGACGGCGGGCAACATCGTCAATATCGCGGCCCCGAATGCCCAGATGCAGCGTCCCGAGGGGCTGGAGGACGGGCAAGGCCGCAAGGAATGGCCGCTGCGCCTCGTGCCACTGCCCACCGCCTCCACCGCCGCCGACCAGTGGGCGATGACGCTCACCTGAGGGGGTTCAACGCCCCCTTCAATGCCCCTTTGAAAGAGAGTTCACCCCCATGTTCAAGATCGACCAGACGCCGACCTTCACCCACCCTGTCGAGATCAAGGTGCCCGCCGATGGCGGCCATGATCTCCAGACGCTCAATGCCACCTTCCGCGTGCTGCCCGATGAAGAGATTGAGGCGCTCGACATGCGCACCACGCGCGGCGAGCGCGAGTTCCTGTCGGCGGCCATCGTCAGTCTCGACGACATCGAGGACGAGAAGGGCAACAAGCTGCCTTACAGCCACGGCCTGCGCGACCGGCTGATTGGACTGGCCTATGTCCGCGTCGCCCTGGTCAACGCCTATTACGCGGCGTTGGTGGGGAAACGGGTAAAAAACTGAAATGGGCCGGGCGGGCATGGGCGCGCGGCGACCTGATCGCAGATGACGCAGGCGGCGACCATGACGACGAGGCGGAATTCTGGGGGATCGACCCGGGTCACCTCCGCCGCGATCCGTCCGGCTCTGGTGTTTGGCCGCAGAATGTCCCGGCGGTGCGGGCCTTTCTCGCGGTCTGCAATCAATGGCGCACCGTCTCGGCCGGGCTGGCGGGTTTCCGCGTGGTGGGCCTTGACTACACGGCCGCGCGGGCGGGCCTGCGCATGAGCGGGGTCAAGGTCACGCCCGCGCTTTGGGCCGAGGTGCAGGTGATCGAAGGCGCGGCTGTGGCCGCGATGAGGGAGAACTGAGATGGCATTCCGTGTCCAGGGCGAGATCCTCATGGACGCCGATCAGGCGAAGGCGGAGTTGCAGGCCACCGGCACCGCCGCGAAATCGGCCTCCCAGGACATTCGCGGCGTCGGCACCCAAGGTGCAACCGCCGCACGCGGGGTCAAGCAGCTTGAGACGGCCGCCAGAACCTCCGCTACGGGCCTTAGGGCGGCAAGCTCGGCCGCCGAGGTCAATGCAGCGGCGACCCAGAAAATGGCCTCGGCCAATCGCCTCGCCGCAGGCTCGATGGGCAACCTCGTGGCGCAGGGCAATGACGTGTTTGTCATGCTCGCGGCGGGTCAGAACCCGCTCACGCTGGCCATTCAGCAGGGCACGCAAATCACTCAGGTGATCGGGCCGCTCGGGGCGGCGGGCGCGTTCCGGGCATTGGGCGGGGCGGTTCTCGCGATGCTGAGCCCGATCAATCTGATCACCATCGGCGCACTGGCGGCGACCGCTACCGTGGTCAATTGGTTCATGTCCTCCTCGGAAGAGGCCGAGAGTTTCGCGGACAGCGTCGAGGCGCTCGAGAACCGGATCGACAGCCTGAGGGACAAGATCGCCGAGGCCTCATCCACCCGGCTCGAACTGGCCGACCGCTTCGGCGAAGGCTTTGTGGACCGCGCCCAAGACCTGCTCGACCGGATCGTCGAGGCCGAGAAGCGTATCACCGCCCGTGAGACCGGCGAAAACATCGGAGATTTTCTGGGCGAAACCGGCGTGGACTTTGGGCGCATCAACCGCAACCGCAACCTCCTGCCGCAATCGGTCGACGGCGGGCTCGACGTGGCCGAGGGTCAAGCGCTCTCCACGCTCGCTTCTGAGTTCGACCTCAGCGGTCTCTTTGGGCGGATGCGTGCCGGGAGCCGTGAACTTGTTCAAGACGTTCTCAACGATTTCGCCGCCCTTCAGGAGGCCGCGCAAGGCACGGTCGAAGAACAAGCCGCCGCCGTCGACGCGCTGATCGAGAGCTACACCCGCGCCGCGCTGGCCTCGGGGGAGACGTCCGAGGCAGAGCAAGACCGCCTCCTGACGCTTGACAAAATGCGTCTGACCCTGGCCGAAGTTGCCAAGCTGCAAGGGGAAGACCCCGCCCGAAACCGCCAGACCGAAGAAATGCTGACCTTCCTCGATCTGGTGACCAAAAGCACCGGCGAGCAGCTGAAGGCCGAGGCGGCGGCGCAGGCCACGCTCTCGACCATGATCCAGCAGAATGGCGTGGCCGAGGCTATCGCGCGGGCAGGCGCGGACAGTGCCGAGGTGACGCGGTTGCGCGCGCAGTTCGCCCTCGATG